CTTTGCCATTACACTGTGTTGCTCTAAAACAGGATAAAATTTTTGTGCAAACAGAGCTCCACTTACATCAATTGCAAAATTTCCCCAGTACCAATGCTGAAAGGGCTTTCCCGAATAAGCAAGAATGTCAACATTCCCTTCAGCATCTACCTTAGCAAAGGCGTCTGAATCCGTAAAACTAAAAGCGGAAACAGGAACAGTTTGTTTTCCCTTTTTGTCTTTGTTCATGCTCTCTACCCCCGTTGATTATTCTATTACACTTATTTAAAACCACTGTCAAATAAAATTTTATTTTAAGACAATTCAGTAATAAACAAAGTTCCTATTTCTCCAGAAACAGAAGCCTGTGCTCCGATTCTAGTATGTTCCCCAACATTAAATAATTGAGGAACATTTGCAGCTAGGTAAAAACCTTCCCCGCTCTTTGCAACAATGGAAGCATCTCCTATATCAAAATTGCAAGCTACTGTAGGTGTTACCTCCACAATCATTGTTGTTAAGTCAACTGATGTTCTTGCGTTTGGAAGACCGCTAAGTGTCATTTTCTGTGCAACTGTGGGTTTTAACACTCCTTGAATTGCTTCCCCATGTCCATCAGCAACAAAACTAGGTCTTATCTTACTCATTTGCTCCTCCTTTTGCTTTTTTCTTCAATGTGGGTTTTATTGCATTTGGTTCTAATTGCTGATTACCTGCATCCACAGGAGGAGCAAGTTCAGGGTAGATTTCTTCTTCTGTCTGTTGTTCTAACCTCATTTTCTTATAATTGCCAAACCCAAGTTTCTTAGCAATCCTTTGATTAGGTATTCCTAGCGTATCATAAAGAGAACCGTGCTTAACTCCGAGCAATGCAGAAGCTTTATCAGCCGAATCATTAATTTCAGAAGCAGGAAATTGAATCTCAATCAAAAATTCAGGCTTTTTCTTTACATTCTCAAATACCGGTTCCCCTCCTTTCTTAAAGTCAATTGCTTCTCTCCTCTTAAACTCAGAAGGAAAACTTCCAACTGCTGACTTCAAAAAGAAAATAGCACTAAATAAATCATGCTTCAAATATCGTTCAAAATAAGATAATTCATCAGCAGTACGATCAGACATTGGCCCTCTGCTTGCTTTAACAGAAGCAAATGTGCCTTTTGATTGCCCGGTAGCAATATCTTCAGGTTCATTTAATCCTGAAGTTATCATATGAAGTATGTCTGTGTCTGAATCAGAAATCTTTGGCAGATTAGGATTAGAAGCTACCATTTTCATTCCAGGAGGAAGAATAATAGTAGAGCCAGGAGACTTCTTCGCCATAATCCCCGTCTTCCGTCTATCCTCATCTGTCATGCCCAACCAAGTTCTAAATGCTTTTGGGTCTTCAATTGTTACAATCCATAAATAAGAACCAGAAGACTTCTTATGATCAATCTCATACTTCTTTAATTGCTCATAAAAATTCAACCATTCAATGACTGTTCTTAAATAAGGAATGTTTCGATCAGAAATAAAAGAACGATCCCAAGAAACAATAAACCTTTTAAATCCGCCTATTCCTTTAAACTTTGTTTTTGGGGTCTTGCTGTTCTGTAATAATTCTTCACTTATTGCTCCTGCTCCTACAGCTCCTTTTATTTCACTAAGAATATTAGGATACCGAGCAACATTTATAGAGGGAATTTGTTCATTAACTGCCAAACCATTAACATCCTGTCCATTTACATTATAAATAACAGGCATTAATGTTTTTGAAGGATGATAAAGAATACCGTCCTTACATCCTGTTCCCCCCGAAATAACACCGGGATCAACAAAATCTATTTCAATAAATGAATCATCATGGACGGTCAGATTAAGAAAAAGCTCCCCTTCAATGATTGCTCTTCCAACATACTTAGGAAGAAAATTATAAAGCCTATTTCTCTGATCATAGTATTCTTCATCAATAACATCTTGAATCTCTCGTAACTCAGAAGTGATTTCAAATCCGAATCCTGCATGTCTTCCCACTTCTCCACGAACAGCCGTATTTAAATGAGGAGAAGTATTGAATTTGTTCCAACACTCTTCTTGTAATTGTTCTCTTGTGTATTTTATGTACTTATCTTTTCCGGAGATAGAAAAACCATCTGCATCTTTAGAACTATCCACTTCTACACCTGAACCATACTGTAAAGGCAAAGAAAAAGAAAGTAGAGCTAGATCATCATCAGAAAGCTTATTGAGAGCTTGTAAAGAAGAATTTACTTTTTGTTTAACCATATTGTTTCCTCTCAAAGTCTAGTGAGAAAACAATAGTAGGGTTTGCTGCCAAAGTCAAGAAAAGATTGCTTTTTCTTAAAAAATCTTAGTTTTACCTATTTTCTAAGCCTTTTTACCTTAAAATAAAAGGAATTTTCTTTCTTTTAACAGGCCCGCGTTTCTTATACTGCCAATTGTAAATTAAGAAAAAACCTAACAATTTGATTAGAAAACCCATCTTGTGCCTCCTTTTACCATTTACCTAGTAATTGTTTGTTCTCTATCATACTTCCAAACCAAACATTCCCTTTTCGTACTCTAAAATTATCAACAAAGAGATTTCTCCCTCCATACACAGTCCAAGCAAGAGCAAACATTGTATCATCCTGCACACCATATTTTTCATTCTTCTCAGGACTTCCAAACCATCGTTTATCAGGATCATGGTAAAAAATAGTCATTTCTTCCCGCAGGATGTCTTCTTCTTTGCTTCCAGAAATATAAACTGTAGGTGCTTTGAATCTTCCTTTTGACACAGCAAGGAATAAATCCGAAAAAGCTGATTTCTGTTTATCATAAACAGGAAAAATAATCTCAAGGGGAATATCCTCTTCCTTACACCAAGGATCAATGTCCCAAGAAGCCCATCTTTCAGAACACATTGAATCAATCCCATCATACTCCTTATGGCAAGTTTCAATCACTGCTTTTAAATCTTCAGAAGAATGAGTTTCCACATTAACCAAATGAATCAACAAATATATATAATTTGGTGTCACTCCCTGTTCATCATAAGGTCTATAATGAGTTCTGCTTCCCGGAAGCCCTTTAGCAACACAAGTAAACATTGTTCTTGCCCCGTGTTTACTTCCCTTCATAGGATCAGCTCTATCAAATCCACATAATATAGCCCAGTTCGTATCAAATAGATCGCTCATTACTTGAAGATCAGAAACAGAAGCAAAGCTAGGAGAGAACCCGTCTGTTAATTTATAATACTTTTCAATTGGAATAAGTCCTTGGGTTGTTTCCTCAATTACTTTTCTATTGGAAAGTAAATAATCTTCTCCTGCAAAAGCACCTTGCGATTCCATAATAAGCATTTCCATCTGCTCTCTCGTTTTTGATCGAGTAGTAACAGCTTTATTGATTTCTTCAAAATTCCCGACTCGATTATTATACCCAGCATAAGCCATAGATTCAATTATCTCTTCAGAAAATATTTTATCAGCAACACTACCCCAGGTGTTCTTAAAGTACCTTTCAAAATCACCTAAAGGAAACTTTATCTTATAATCATCAAGCTGCTTCTGGGTCATATTGGGTGACCAATAGTCTTGATAATTTGCTTCCCGACTGTACCGATAACTAAAATACAATGTCTTGCTCTGCTTCTTAACAAAAGAGGTAAACAGAGAATAAAGGATATGAGTTTTAGTTGATACTGTAGAATCAATTACACCTAACGAGTTTGGGACGTTTCTCATTGACCCGTCAAGCTGTACAAAGAACTTTGGGTTCTTCATATCAAACATTTCCGAGAAGGTGTATCCTGTTATATTAGAAACAATACCCGAAAAGGAAGATATTGCCCGAATAACAGAAGATACATTTCCTTTGCTGTCTTTAAGACGAATTTCTTTTTCTAAGATATTTCGTTTCCCAATAACTCTCAAAAGAGGAGGACTGTTGAGAATAATATCTTTGATTATATCGTAATGGACAAATTTAGTTTGTTCCTTAGAATTAGCACCCAAAACAATCTGCTGTCTAGGCCAGTTACAAAACTTCCAGAGTTGAATTAAACAAGCAATGAGGGACTTCCCGTCCCCACGAGGCCAGCATAAGATAATCAACTTATAAATAAACCTGCTATCAATCATTCGCAAAGCTTGACGGAAAACAGGTTTTTGTGAGTTCCAAAAGCCCCAATAGCTTCTGCCTGTCTCAGTACTAAGCTCTTTAGGCAAATCTTTCACAGGAGTCCAAACAGCAATGTCATTTCCTTCAGGATAAATAGGAATAGATACATTATCTTCAACCCAGCGAATAAATCCTTCAGGCCCATCTTTATAATTCTCAGGTTCATATATCTCATAAGGAGGAAGAGTATCAATATCAATCCCGTCAGCAACAACTGAATCAAGAACGTCAAGAGAAGGAATATCATCAATAGGCAGGTCATCTACTGCATTTTCTTTTTCAAGAGCTTCAACCTTTCCCACAAACCCGTCAAGTGTATTTTGAAGCTTATCTAGTTTTTGATCAACTTTATCCATTTTTGCCTCCACTCTTTCAGATTTATGTTCAACTCTTTGAAGTCTAGATTCCATGTATT